TCTAATTTATCATTACTTATGCTTATCATACTTATAATGTAACTATAGATTTTTAATATTAAAACTATTTAAAATGTTAAAAATCTATTAATAAGATGTATATGTTTATGTTTATGTTTATGTTTATGTTTATGTTTATGTTTATGTTTATGTTTATATTTATGTTAATATTTATGTTAATACATCTGTATCATTGAAATACCATTCTGATGATAAATAATGAGGCTTAGATTTATTAATATTACTATTTTTCTTGGTTTTAAGACTAGGTCCTTTTGATGTAATTGAATTAATTTCAAAGGTTCCAATAGAATAGTTGTAATATTTTAAGTCAGATATATTTCCTGCAAATCCCCCGTTATAATTAATATATAAATTATCGTAATTTTGTTTAACAATATTTGATAACTTGTGCCGTTTTGTTAAACTACCATTTATATATATATCAACAATATTTTGAGAGGTTGCTCTAATAACAACGTATACCCATTTTTTAATTGGTATTGCGTCTACATATATGTCATCATAATATGCTTTTGAAACACTATTATTATTATGAAACACATTTATTCTTACTAACATACCTAATATTGGAAATTTTTCTAATAAATTTGTTGAATAGTTTCGTTTGCCTTTATATAAATACACGCCAGGGCAGTTATTGGGACCAAATAAACCTGATCCACCTTCACCCGTGGAATTTGGCGGCGATCCTTTATTGAAAATATGCATGTAATCTATATCGTCTTTATATTCTAAATTATTCACATATATCCAAAATGAATAAGTAAATTCAATACCTTCATATTGGTTGGCACTTCTTAAAAGAGGAATTGATGTTTTTGCTCCTAATGCTTGTGTAACTGTTAAAGCTTCGGTTGCGTCTTTCATACCGCTAATAATATATGGTGTTTGCGATGGAGACAATAACACATATAAAATTTTACAACCAATGTAAAATAAGGCAGAAAACAATATTATAATTGCTAATAAAAAGGTCAATCTTGAAATCATAGTGTTTGATGATACAAAATCGTTTAACATGCTTTTTTTTTCAGTTTTATATGGAATTAATGATGACATATTTTTTTTAATATTTTCCAAAATTCCTTCGGGTGGGTTCATATTTATTACTATATTATAATAATATTAATAATATTATAATATTAATTTTTATTGTTATTAATATTATAATTTTTATTGTTATTAATTTTTATTGTTGTTAATTTTTATTGTTATTATTATTAAATTGTGATTGTGCCCTTTTCTTTGTTATATTCAAAAAAGCTGACTTTCAATCTATATTTATTAAACATACTACTTGCAAGCCCGGCATTAATACCTTCCTTATAAATATTATATGCTTCTTGTGGATTAATCGCATTTCCTTCATAGCGTATACGTGTTATAAATCCTTCAAAACTGCTGTTTAAGCCATCATTATTTGCGGCCGTTCCTGTAATTTGCATATTGCCTATATATATGTTTTTTTTAATTTGACTTGGATCATCGTTTTTATATAGTCCATGTAATATAAATGAATTGCGCAATTTGCCATCTAAATATACATCAAATGTGCGAGTATCTATACTCAATGTTAAATTATTCCATTTTTGAACAGAAATGTTAGGGATTTTATATCTTGCAAAGTTTGTCTTATTTCCACTGTTTGGTTTGTCTAAATAACTTTCTATGTCAATAAACAAATTATTTTCATATTTATCTAATGCAATATTTATATTTTTAAATATATTGCCAGACGATTCGATTGTCACCTTATTGCTAATACCCGATAAAGCAACTTGTAACTCTGGGACTGTTCTTGCGTTTTCACGAGTTGCCATAAATAAAATATTCTTTTCATTTGATATATTATCTCCCCAATTTTCTATATAAAACCATACACTCAACATAAAGTTAGACGAACTTGTTTCAGGTATATTTTTAGAAAATATTACATTTTTATTACTTGAAAAAAAGGAAGAGCTTGCACTAGCACTATCATACCTTTCAGCAGGTAATCTTGCATCACACATAATATCATAGATTATATTTGTTTTGAAAAACAAATTCCTAAGTCCCCATATAAGAACAACCACAAGTATTATTACTATAATTATATTTACTACACTCATTATAATTTTATATATAAAAATATTATAATGTTTAAATCAACACTCAAATATTTAAAATTTAATATTTAAAAATTTAATATTTAATATTTATTATTTAATATTTAATATTTAAAATTAATGTCTTAAATGTTTCTTAAATTCTCTCTTTAAATTGTTTTTTTTAAATCTTTATTTCATGCTTTTGCGTTGTTTTTTGATAAATTATATAACAATTCTATTGTTGATGGAGTTTTTATTTTATCGTAATAATATATTTGTTTTATACTTCCATGAATGCCATCATTTTCGCCAATAGTTATGTTATCGCCTTTAAAATATGGCGATACGTTTTCTTTTGATCCTACTAACTTACCATCTACAAATACATCTATTATATTATTATCATAATTTATTACGAAAAATAGCCATTTTTGAAACTTAGGATTTGCCAACTCATAAATTGTATCCAATTGATCCCCTCTATTACTGATTGTTCTAGATTTTATTATTATTTTCTGTGATTTGCCGTTATAATAAATTACGGGTTTATATGCATAATTAAATAATATAGTATCTTTTGTATATGCAATTGAGGTGTTTTCCGGTTGTGTATTAAGATATATATAAAAGCTCAAACTATAGGTATAACTATATGGAAATTTTTCTTTACTTATTACCGAACTATGATATTCGGTTTTAATATTATAACTGCTATTTTCATCTTTAAATAGTGTATAAGTGTAAGCTTTTACATTTGGATCATTTGCGCCGCTATTAACAACACTATTGCCTTTATTATATACAGCACTTAGCGTTTTATTTAAACTCTCATTTTCTTTAATCATGGTGTTAGCTTTTGGCGAGAGAGAAGCTAATTGAGCTTTATCTATACTAAAAGCGGATAACATTTTATCTATTTTGTCTTCGCTTGGATTGGCTTCTGCTTCTGGGACTGTAGTAGGCAATTCAACATTTTTACTTAAATTGGTATTTAAGTTTTGATATTTTCCTAAAGTGCGCTCTTTATTTAAATAAAAAGGTCCTGTGCCTTGTAATATATCGCTCTTATCAAATGTTCTTATAGCACTAAATAGTAGTGGCAACAAAAATAGTAATATTATTAACAATAATAATATGAAAAATAATATATAAACAGGAGAGGGTGTTAATCCAATGTCTTTATTTAATTCGCTTACAAAAATGGCTATTAAACAAGGAATGAAAAATATGAGATTTTTAAATATGCATGCAAAATATTTTACATAAGCCATTATTATATTTGTGTAGCTGGGTTTACCATCGCCGTCTGGTGGTGTTTTTATTTCACAATAAATACTAGAAGACGGAGTTTTTATAGAAAAAATGAGTGCTACTATTGATAACATTATCAAAATTATTATTATTATTAATGTAACTCTTGTAATGTTATAATTAGCGTCATCTACTTTGTGCGAATATAAAGCATAGCTTATTACAAATAATGGTATTACAATAATTAACAACAAATAGAAAATATATTTCATCATGTTAAATAATGGAGTAGTAACTGATTTTTTTAACACGTCTTTATCTAATGCTTCTTTATTTGTAATGCTATCGCGTTTTATTAGAGCTCTTTGGCTATATATATTAGCATATTGAGTGTCGCTATTATATTTACTATTACTACTACTACTACTAGTTGGATTATCCCACGAAGTATTATTTCTATAAATAAAAAAGAGGAAAAAATATATACTAAGTGCTACTAACATTATTTCTAGTAACGCTTCATATTTGGTGTTTTTAATATAAAATAGATTTTGTCTGGTGTTCAAATAATGAAACAAAAATAATATTAATATAAGTAATATGCTAATAAAATATCTATAATATTTATGTTTTATACTAGAAGTTTCAATATTAACACCACTAAATGTCGTCTCTTTTACCATAAATCCATTAACAATTTTGTCCAATATTCTTGTAAAAATTAAGCTAATATATTTAATAAATTCGGGTATTTTTGTAACACTATTATTTACAAATTCTTGAATTTGTGTAACATAACTATCTGGCATATTATAATAATATAATATAATATATTATAATAATTATGATCTACTAACTAACACAAACTAACACAAACTAACACAAACTTTATTATAGATTTTCACAAGCTGTTTTTCTACCATGACAATCTCTACATAATGCTTCCAAATTATCTATATTATTTGAGCCACCATATTCCAATTTTATAACATGATCTACCTCAAACCATGCAGGTAATTGTTTTTTACATTGTTTGCAATGCCAATTTTGAGATGCTGCAACAAATTTCTTTTTAGTTTCACTTACGCTTCGCTTTGTAGAATTATTTCCGGAATATAAAATCTTTTGCTGTTGTTTTGATAAATTATGATTTATATTTGAAGGATTTGAGAAAGTTACCGATTTTTGAATGCCTGGATTATTGTATATATTATAGTTATTGTTTAATTCTTTTGTTATAGAGTTTGACGTAAAGTCGATAATTGGAGTAATAATACTTGCTGTGTTTCTATCAATAGGTAAATATTTTATATATCCGTTTGAGTTAGTTACTAAATCTCTATAATTATTTGGATCTTTTTTTATATATAAATAAACACATAGCCCAATAAAAGCGAAAAAAGCCATTTTATAATATTTTTCATATTGCTTTAGTTTATTTATTAATTTACCTTCAAAATATGTATTAAGTAATACTAGAACCGTTATAAATAAAATAAGTAATTCAAGTTTCATATTATTATTTCATATATAAATATAATAAAATTAATATTAATATAGTTATCAAAACTATTCTTAAAATAGGATACTTATTTTTCTTTTTCTTTTTTTTAAGTTTGAATTTTGCTGCCATTATTTTATATATAAATATATAATTAATATTATTATTATTATTAATAAACTTACAAAAACATATTTGTGCTTATTTTTCCGTTCGTCGTCCTTTTTAAGTTCTTTTAATTTATAGTTTGTATAATAGTTATTTAAAGCATCATAATACGACATTTCTGGTTTACCTAAATAAATGTTTATTTTATTATGTATAAAATGTGTCCATTTTGTAAGTGATTCTCTCGAATCTAAATAAGGGGTCACTGGATATGCGTCTAAAAACTTACTAAATACATTTCCAATATCAGGAACAGGTATAAATAGTGGCAAATTTGTTATAAAGTCGTAATATTTTTTTTTAGTGCTTTCATTTACATTTAACGGATATGACAAAGCAATTGTATATAAGACAAACCAATAATGAGGACCCCAAATAATAGGATTAAATATTCCATTATTATTGTTATTGTTATTGTTATTCATAATAATAACTATTAATTTTTAATAATACTATAGATTTTATATTGACTATTATAATCTATAATAGTTAATATAAATTATTATAAATTATAATAGTTAGTCTTACTGAAATAAAAAAATATATATAAAAACATAATTAGTATATTAATTAACAATCTATAAATCTATAATGAATACGAAAAAATTTATTTTTTGTAATAACTGTGGTAAGCTAGGTCATTTATTTCATCAATGTAAAGTACCTATAACAAGTATAGGTATTATTCCTATAAGGATTACTAAAAAAGTAAATCCATTAACAAACATATTGGAAAATAGTGTGGATATTTTCATAATCAAACGTAAAGACACCTTATCGTTTGTAGATTTCATGCGTGGAAAATATTCTATAGAAGATAAAAATTATATTACAAATTTATTAAATAACATGACAGTACACGAGAGACAATTTATATTAAACAATGATTTTGATAGCATATGGCAATATTTATGGAATTACAACACAAACAATTCTTATAAAAATGAGGAAAAAACATCCAAAACAAAGTTTATAAATTTGAAAACCGGATATTCGAATATTTTTGAAAGCTATGATTTAGAATGTTTGATAAATTTATGCGATAAAAAATATAGTGAACCCGAATGGGGTTTTCCAAAAGGGCGCCGTAACTATCAAGAAAAAGATATAATTTGCGCACTTAGAGAATTTGAAGAAGAAACCGGATATGAAAAAAAAGACATTGCTATTATTAATAACATTGTTCCATACGAAGAAATATTTAGTGGTTCTAATTATAAATCATATAAGCATAAATACTTTATTGGTATAATTAATAATAATTATATTCCTAAAAATAATTATCAAATTTATGAAATTACCGAAATTAAATGGGTATCTATAGACAACGTTTCTAATTATTTGAGAGAATATAATTATGAAAAAAAAAATATAATAAATTATTTAAATAGTTTATTAAAAACTTATAAACTATATATTTAATATATAGTAATAATGGATCAATTTTTCATGAATATGTTTAGTTCACAAAAACCAACTAAAAGTAATACTACCAAGGAACAAGAACCAGGACAAGAACCAGAACAAGAACCAGAACAAGAAGAAGAAGAAGAGGAACAAGAAGAGGAACAAGAAATAGAATTTGACGAAGAACCAGAAGAAAACAAACAAGATCAAGAACCAGAAGAAGATTACGAAGAAGACCCTGAAGAAGAAGTACCAGAATATGAACTACCAGAACCAGAAGGAGAGGGAGAAGAAGAATTACAAGAAGTTGATGAAGAAGAAGCCGAAGCACAAGCCGAAGCAG